CTGGACAGCAAGCAGCAGAACAAACTGCTCAGGCTACTGGAAACAGATTGCGAGACCAAGAACGCTCGGCAAATGCTGGAGATTCTAACACTGGTGCAAGAAATGCACAAGGTGAAGGAAGACAGCAAGCCTAATAATAAATAATAAAGGTGTATAATTAAACTGCGATGATTGATATCAATAAAGCATTTCTAGCTACTGATGGTGAGCATGTCAAACTGACAATGCCCATTTCTAAGATAGATGCTGAAAAACGAATTGTTTCTGGCTTTGCAACCCTAGACAATGTGGACCGACAAGGAGACATTGTTACTGCCGAAGCATCGCAAAAGGCATTTGAGCGTTTTCGTGGAAATGTTAGACTCATGCATCAACCAATTCCAGCAGGAAAGGTTGTAAATTTCAGAACAGATAAGTTTTTCGATAAAGCTTCAAATAAAGAATATAGCGGTGTTTATGTAGACACATATATTTCAAAGGGTGCTCAAGATGTTTGGGAAATGGTCCTTGATGGAACTCTTACAGGATTCTCAATCGGTGGGGCAATTAAAGACTTTGAAAAAGCATACGATGCACAAACAGACTCAACAGTTAGAGTTGTTAAAGATTACGACCTTGTTGAACTTTCACTTGTAGATTCACCAGCAAATCAACTTGCAAACATATTCTCAATCGAAAAAGCTGATAAAGATGGAGTTGCTGCCTCTATTTTTAGTAAGTCAGATATTCAGAATGTTTTCTGGTGTGAAAAAGACCAGTTAGCATACACAGATTTCTCTGAAACAAGAGACTGCTTGGTTTGTGAAAAAGACCTTTCTCCAATCGGATGGTTGGACATTGTTGAAGGTGAAGACATGGACAAGGCACTATGGTCTATGATTAATAGTTTTACAAAATCTGATGGAGTAGTTACAAATGAAGATACTCCCAATAAATATCCAGAACACATGGAGTCAGATTGCTTAGACCCTGAAAATTGCCCAGAGCATATGAATAAGGCTAAAAAAGATGAAGACGAGCGTAAAGATAAGAATAAGAATGAAATGCACAAGGCTTCTTATTCGGTTGGAGATTTTGTTCAATGGTCATCTTCTGGGGGGACTGCAAGAGGCAAGGTAACAAGAGTAGTAACTCGTGGTAAAATAAATGTACCAAATTCCTCAGTAACAGTAACTGGAACAGAGGAAGACCCTGCAGTTGTCATCGAAGTCTACAGACAAGATGCCAAAGGACAGTGGAGACCATCTGGAGTAAGAGTAGGTCATAAAATGAAAACCCTTAGAGCATGGACTGCTAAGGTCATAAAGAGTTTGTCAGATGTTACAGATGACAAAGAAAAGGCAACTAAGCCAGTTGCCCAACCAATCATTAAAGGAGGTGTTGAAGTGGCTGAAAACACAGAAATTACAGAAGCAGCAGAGGTATCAGAGGAAGTTACCGAAGTTGTAGAAGATGCAGAAGCACCAGCTGAAGAGGCTATTGAAAAGTCTGATGAGGTTGTTGAAACTGTTGATGAAGTTGTTGAAGAGGCTGAAAACGCTGTAGAAGAACCAGCAGTTGAAGAGTCTGCTGAAGAACCTGCAGACGCTTCCACCGAAGACGGTGAGGCAGCTGGAGAGGATGTTGCAAAAGCACTTGATGGTATCAAGGCATTTATTACAGAATCTTTCGAGAAGAGTGCAGAAGCTAATACAAATAGCATCGCAGCAGTTGCAAACTCAATTGCTGAAGTAGCAAAAGCTACAGCAGAAAAGCACGAACAACTAAACAAAGCACTAGCTGATGTACAGGAAGCACTAGCTTCCCTCAACAATAGAGTGGAATCCGTTGAGAGCGACACAGCAGTACGCAAATCTGGCGAGGTTGAAAACCTTGTCACAACACAAACTACCACAATGAAGAAATCGTTGTGGGGCGGGCGTTTCCTCGGTTCCGCAGAAATCTTTGAATAGAAAAGAGAGGTGAAAAAGAAATAATGAGCGACAACATTCTAGAAAAGGCTGCAGCTAGCGGCACTGTTCTTTCTCCATTGGAATCTCCAGGTGCTATGACAGCAGAAGGAAATTCAAACGATGCGGGTGGTGTTCTTAACCCAACACAATCAGCACAGTTCATCGATTACATTTTCGATGAAATGGTACTTGCACAAGACGGACGCAGAGTCACCATGCGTGGTAACACCATGGAACTCGACAAAGTTCGTGTAGGTTCTCGTTTGGTTGCAAAAGCAACTCAAGCAGAAGACACAGGTAGCAACTCAGCTCCAGCATTCACTAAGATTGAACTTACAACAACTAAGTTCCGTCTAGACTACGAAATCTCAACAGAATCCCTAGAGGACAACATTGAGGGACAGAACCTTGAGGACCATATCGTTCGTCTCATGGCTACACAGTTCGGTAACGACCTTGAAGATATTGCTATCAACGGTCGCCCTGCAACTTCAGGCAATGGTACTTATGACAATACACTCGCAGGTTTCATTCGTCAAACATTGGACACAGCATACACAGGTGCTCACGAAGCTGCAGCAGCTGCTGCAACTATGACAAACATCTGGGAAACATCTCCAGAATCTGGCGATGGTGCAGACACCAAGTTGACATTAGATGCTCTCGAAGCAATCTACAATGCAATCCCTCGCAAGTTCAAGGCTCGCCGTCAGGACTTGAAGTTCTACATGAACAGCAAGCACCTACAAGAGCTACTTCAGGACCTACGCAACATGACTTCTGTTCCAGAAGCAATTGCAGGTCGTGTAATCGAAGGTCAGATTCCAAGAGTTGGTGGTCCAGCAGGAGCACAGTTCTCTGTATTCGGTCTTCCAGTACTTGAAGTTCCATTGTACCCAGACAACTTTGTTGACTTGACAGTGCCTTCAAACCGCATTTGGGGCTTCCAAAGAGATGTTACAGTACACCGTGAATTCAAGCCTAAGAAAGATACAGTCGAATACACTGTATTCGTTCGCATGGGCGTTGCAATTGAAGAGAAATCAGCAATTGCTTACGGTCAAGCTGCATCCTAATCCTTTTGGATTCCATGAGAGGCTAGTAGAAATACTAGCCTCTCACTTTTTTGTTGTATTTAGAGTATAATTAATGCATGAGCAAAAACAATTTTGAATCACTAACAGTTAACGAACTTAAGTTCGCATCGAAACTATTCCGTATTGACCTTGGAAATTTAACAAAGAAGGCAGATATTATTTCTTTATTTAATGCAGCTGGATTTACATTTGAGGACTATTTAGCTGAAACAGGGTCTCAATTTACACATACAGAAACAGAAGAAAAGAAAGAACCAGTTGTTGAGGTTGTTCAAAAGCCAGAAACAGATAAGGTGGTAGACAGCACTAAGTCTGAGTCTATTATTTTAAAGATGGTACATCCAAGAAGTTCCTTAAATGTTAGCAATAAGGCATACTTTACAATTGAAGAGCCTTTTCAGGTGTTTAAGAAAGAACTTGCGGAAGAGATTCTAAAATTAGGAAAGGATGAGGTAAGACTGGCTACACCAGAAGAAGTGAAGTCGTTTTACAGGGTATAAAAAATGAAAGAGTATCTGACAACTGAAGGTGATGGACTTACGATTACATACTCTGCCCCAGCAGCAGTTGATTCAGTTGTCTATACAGTTACAGACTTAGATTTAGATGAAGTTCTATTTGCAGACGAGGCATCTATTAATAATGATGACCTATACGAGTTCGAGCTTTCATCGGACATATGTAAATATGATAGAAAGCTCAGAATTGACATAGAGTTACTGGACTACGGAACCCCAAGTGCAGGTTCAAGTATTGGCTCTAATGGCTCATACAATACAGACTTTTTAGATGTATCTCTGGTTAGACCTTATGTAACCGCAGATGACCTAGCAGATGAGCTTGGACTCACCATTGTAGCTGGAACTCCATCAGGCACATCTGAAGTAAAAAGAGCCACTCTCGAAAGATGGGAACGCCAAGCAAGAATGTTTATTAACTCTAAGATTGACGATAAGGTAAGGCTTCAATATAAGACAGTTACAGTCGTTGGTCAGGATACAGATGTTCTATATCTAGATGGAAATAGAATTGAGTCATTTGACAAAATTACCAAAGACGATGAAGTCTTGTATGACACACAAGAGGATATTAATCTATTAGACTACACGCTTGAAATCTCAAAGAGTAAACTTCAACTAAAGCCAATTTCTATTGGTTCCAATATTGATGAAAGCAAGTCTGTTGTAGCAATCTATGACCCTGGCTATTTCGAGCGTGGAAGCATCTACAGCGTCCGTGGAGAATATGGGTATAAGAATGTACCAGAAGAGCTTAGAGAGGCTACAATCATCCTTGTAGACGATATGAGATGCAACGACTGGTCATACCGCAATAAGGGCTTGAAGTCTGTAAAGAACGACTCATTCGATATTGAATATAATGACATTATTTTTAGTGGAACAGGTAACATCCTAGTAGATGCTCTGATTTCAGACTTTAAATCAATAAGGATGTTTGCTATCTAATGAGCTGCGTAACATCGTCTAAGTATGTGATGAAGGCAGACATTTATGAACCATCTATCACTAGAAATGAGTATACAAACTCTGTAGAAAAAACCTGGACAATCGTAAAGACTATTGACTGCTTAGCTCGTGGAATTGTTACCACTTCTACAGGCTCAAATTCAGCAAACTTTGTTACTAGCAAGTATATTAACTACCCAGAGAATACAATTAAGTTAAAGTCAAAGGAACCAATTGATGTATCTATGCGAGTTGTAGCAATTCGTAATGGCTCTCAAGTTATCTATCAAGAAAACCAGTATGGCAATTCAAATGGCGGAGTAGACGGTGCAACAATCTTTGAGCCAAGAGGTAGCACAGCAATAACAGACCACCTTGGAAATATTCTTGAGTATGAAACCATGTTAGAAAGACAAGAAGTTCAGTCTTTAGAGGTTGAATAATGGCTAAAAAGGTTGGATGGCAATTAGACCTTATGCCAGAAAAAATGATGGCACTAGCAAAATTTCACGGGAGTCTTTTGGCAAATATTTCATCTGGACCAGCATCTGAAAGAATTAAAAATACTGGAGCTAGCATAATATCTAAATACTTTGAAGCCTATGTAGATGCTGTTGCTAAGATTGACCCATACAGATATCATCATATTTATGAGTTTAATATGGTGGGAAGCAAGGGAGGAAGACTTTTTAAGGGGTCTGTAAAAAACTCTCAAATATCATATACCTTAATAGAGTCAAGAGTGCCAAACAACAATGGTCAAGTTTTTTCAAGAAAAGCATTTGTTATGGAATCTGGACAACCGCTAGAAATTTTACCTAAAAATGGTAAATTCCTAGTATATGAAGTTGATGGTGAAACCGTATTTTCTAAAGGCTCATATGTTTCTCAACCAGGAGGACCATATGTTGCAAATGCATTTAGAGAAATTTTTCAACAATACTTTAACTCAAGAATGCCAAATTCAGCACTTAGAGACTCAGGATTTTATGATACAATTGAGCAAGGCTTAGTTAATGAAACAATAAAAGTTTCTTCAGCAATAAGTGCTGGAGCAGTAAGACAACATGCTCAACAAGCTGCTCAAGCTGCTTATGGAATAGCTGGAAAGGTAGAATCAAATGGCAATAGATTATAGAGTGTTACCAATCAATCTGATTAACCAATATGTCTGGGACTTATTGTCTGGAGATGTTAATGGAATTGATGGAATTGATGATAGCATTTTAGATGTGGATTCATACGATAATTCTCCAATATTTCCAATTCATGAAAACCAGGGTGATGTAGGAGGCGATAAGGTATTTATCTTATACGACTACCTATTTGAAGAATCTTATGGGACTATGTATGAGGTGAAGTGTGAAAAGGCAATTTATACGATTGTAGCCCCAAGCCCAGACAAGCTATATGCAATCAAGAACTTCCTACAAGACCATCTAAATAAGTTCGATACCTCGGCTAGAGGCATAAATGCACATATTAATAATGACTCGATTAAGTTCAAGTTTGTCAAATGCTCTCAGGAGCTGTTCGTAATGCAGGAGCTTAAGCAGACAGAACGCTCATTTGCCCCTAGATTTGCCTCAACACTGGTCTTAAGCTACGACTATACTCGTTCATAATAAGACCATCCATGATACCATTATCTTGAGGAAACGCTTTACATTTCACGCACGAAGGAGGTGCAAAAAAACAAATGGCTTATAATGCAAAAAATATTATCGTTGGTGCTGGTGCTGTATATCTCGGTGCTACTACCAATGTTGAAAAAGACGAAGATACAATTTTCGCAACATCTGGAACCTCTGGTGCTTCAACAGCTCTTAACGCTGCTGGCTCAAAGGGTTCAGCAACAATCGGTACTTATGTAAACCAAGACAACTGGGAGTCTGTAGGTTACACATCGGAAGGTGTGGACCTCTCATTCGAACCAGAATACGGTGAAGTACAGGTTGACCAACTTTTGGATGTGGCTCGTATCTTTAAGCAAGGTCAGAGAGTTATGTTGAACACATCATTCACTGAAGGTACGCTTGAGAACTTGCTCATTGCAATCGGTGGCAAGTCTACTGACTTGAATGCAGCAGACCCAGCTACAAGCGGTAACAGAGTTCAGGCTTTGGACATTAACGGTGGTGCTCTCGGGTACACACCAGTTGAGCGTTCAATTCTTGTTGCAGGTCCAGCTCCAGAACAACTTACAGTTGCTGAAACAGGAAAGGCAGCAGAGCGTCTTTACATCGGATATCGTGCTCTTTCTATGGACACCGTAGGTGTTGGTATTAAGAGAGACTCCGCAACTGTTTTCCCAGTTAGCTTCCGTTTGCTTCCATCATCAACAGCAACAGCTGCAGATGGTAACGCAATTTACGGCAAGGTTATCGACAGAGTTTACACTGCGTAATCTAACCAATTAAAACTTAATAGAGGCGTAGCGGGCATTTGCCCGCTACGCTCATTTATATATAAAATACGATATAATTAACACATAACACAGGAGGAATTTTGGCAACAAAAATCTATGAATCCATCGAGCTAGAACTGCTAGATGGTAAAAGTATTGAAGTAAAACCACTAAGTATTAAAAACCTTAGAGAAGTAATGAAGGCATGGTCTAAAACACAGAACATTGAGAACGAGGATGACTTCCTAGAAATTCTTATTGAGTGTACACAAATTGCTATGAAGCAATTTGCACCATCGCTAGCGGAAGACAGAGACCTTCTTGAAAATTCCGTTGACCTTCAAACAATGTATAAGATTCTGGAGGTGGGAGCGGACATTAAGCTGAATGACCCAAACCAACTTCAGGTGGCTCTGGAACAAGCTGGTCTGAGCTAGACTTAGCCGCCTACGAATCTGAAGTATTTCTTCTAGGACACTGGAAGGACTACGAACAACTTGAAGAGAGTTTGTCTATGCCTGAACTAATGGCTACATTAAGTGCAGTACATAGAAGGGAACATAGACAAAATAAATTTGTGGCTGCTCTACAGGGAGTAGACATAGATAAAAACGAAAACGGAAAGGAAGACGAAGCTGTTACATTTGAAGAAGTCAAAGCAAGAGCGATTGCAAGGTCTACTGGAAACCAGGAGCTTGCTAATTCTGCATTGTTTGGGTTTGACCAAATGGATGGAACAGGGTATAGTCTAGTTGGCATGTAATGGCTGATATCAGGTCTACATTTAGTTACGACAGTGATTTTAGCAAAGTAACTGCGGATATTAAGAAATTAGTCCGTGAAGCTACTGCTGCCAATTCCGCATTTGCACAATTAAACAAAACAGCAGCCAGCATAAAGACAAACGCAGCATCTTCTTTTGCGTCTCAAGCTGGCTTTGCTGGTTTTAAAGCACAAATCGTAGATTTAACTGGAGCTACCGAAGGATTCGGTCAAGCTCTTATGAAAAATAAACTCACAATGCGTGAGTATTTTAGAGAAGCCGCTGCCGCCTATAAAAAAGACTCTAGAGCTAGAATTCTAGCCGAAAGAGAAGTTAGAAGAGCACAGTCTACAGTTGTTGGAATGGGCGATGTTGGTGGAAGAAGAAAAGGAATTCTTCTAACCCCAGACACGCTTGATATGAAAAATGCAGCCAATAGAATGGCTGTTCTCAACAAACAATATGAGGTTTTTAATCATCTTGTAAATCGTGGAGCAACAGAGCTTGTTAACTGGGGTAAAAATACTCAATGGGCTGGTCGTCAGCTAACAGTTGGTCTTACAGTTCCAATGGCAATATTCTCAACTCAAGCACTAAAAGCCTTTGCAGCTGTAGATAAAGAAATAACAAGATTTAGAAAAGTTTATGGTTCAGACCTAACTGGAACTGTCGGCGATGCAACAGATGAAATGATTGCACAAATTAGAGGACTAGGCTCCGAGTTTGCTAAGCAATACGGAATAGCATCATCTGAAACTATGGCACTAGCAGCAGATTTAGCCGCAACTGGTCTTGAAGGACAAAAACTAGCAAATGCTGTAAATCAAACAACCAGACTTATGGTTCTTGGTGAAGTTGATAGACAGGAAGCTATGAAGGCTACTCTATCTATTCAGACCGCTTTTAATCAAAGCTCTAGAGAGCTTGCACAATCAATTGACTTTTTGAACGCAGTTGAAAACTCTACATCTGCATCTCTACAAGATTTAGCAGAAGCAATTCCTAAAACTGGTCCTGTTATTCAAGCTCTCGGTGGTGACATTAAAGACCTGTCCGTTCTTATGACCGCACTCCGTGAAGGTGGTATTAATGCAGCTGAAGGTGCAAACGCAATTAAGTCTGGTATGGCATCACTTATCTCCCCAACAAAACAGGCAATTGAAGTTGCTAGACAGTTCGGTATTGACCTACAGGGGGTAGTTGACAGAAATAGGGGTCAACTAATGCCGATGCTTATAGACTTTCAGGAACAACTTAAGGGGCTAGATGATTTTGGTAAAGCAAAAATTATTGAGCAAATCTTTGGTAAATATCAGTTTGCTCGTATTTCTGCCTTGTTTGATAACCTAAATCAGCAAGGCTCTCAGACTGTTGGAATGATTAAACTTCTTAATGCATCTTCAGATGAACTTGCAAAGAAGTCATATTCCGAATTAAAAGCTCAAGAAAGAGCACCATCAACAAGACTTGCCGCTGCCCAGCAACAATTGCAAGAGCAACTAATTAAAGTTGGTGCAGACCTAGCAGAAACATTGCTTCCAATTATGGACACCGCATTGAACATTTTACAGAAGATTGTAGAAGGATTTAATAACCTTCCAACTCCAATTAAAAACTTTGCAAAAATTTTGGCTGGTGTAGCTGCAGTATCTGGTCCAGTTCTTATGCTTGCAGGTATATTTGGAAACTTGATTGGTAACGCAATGAAGTTTGGTATGACAATTATCAATCTATTCAAGCGTATTACTGGTAATCCAGTACAGCAATTAACTATTCTCACTGACCAAGAACTTGCTGCAAAAATAGCAGCAGACCAGTTAACAGGTGCTTATACAAAACAGAAAACATCTATAGACGCATTAAACACATCCCTGACAACATATATTACAAACTTAAGAGCAGCAGCTTCAGTCGCACCTCCAGGGGTTGTAGTGCCAGGTCGTGGAAGACCTCCAGTACGCCGTAAAAATGGTGGACCAATTATGGCACAAGACGGAATGGAGCTTTCTGGTTATGGTGGCGGAGATAAAGTTCCAGCACTTCTTGAGCCTGGAGAATTTGTTATAAATAAAGAGTCTACTAAAAAGTATCGACCTGTTCTTAGAGCAATTAATGATGGCTCTGTTTCTAAGTTTACAAACGGAGGAGAGCTAACTGGAAAGTTACAAGGATATTTAGAACCAGACTCAAAGGTTCCTCTTTCAAGATTAGCTAAAGAATATTCTGGAGACCCAATACTAAAAAGATTCCTAGTTGATTCAGCAGAAATGGAAGCCATTGCGAAAGAAATGGGCATTGATATTTCTAGTGGTCTTAGAAAAGAAATAGAAAGATTCGCTAATTCTCCATTAGACAGAGCACACATGGGAAGATTCGAAAATCCAACATGGCTCACATTAGCAGATGACTCTAGAGTGGCTGCACTAGGAAAAGATTTCTTATTTACAACAGCTGCAGAACCAGCAACATTTAATCAGTGGATTAATGATGTTGGAGGAAAACCAAGCAAATTCCCAGACATAATAAAAGCTCTAAAAAAAGCAAATCCAAATTCAAAATTTACCGTAGAGATGTTAGATGAACTGTTTAGGACTTCAAGTCCCCTTGTTGGTAATTCTGGAACACAGCAACTACTAGCTGAAATTGATGCTGCTTTAAAAAATCCAGCTACTAAAGACGATATCTTAGATGCATTTACTTTAAGTGGAAAGCGTAGAAGTCCAAATAAAGTTGCAAAGCTTTTGGGTAGTGTTGTTTATGCAAGAAAAACAGCAGCAAACATTGCAGAGGGTGTAGCAGAACAAGTAACTAAAAAACAAATTGAAATGGCTGTAGAGGCTACATTACCAAAAAGCACATTTGCTCAAAGAAGGGCTGAGATTTCTCCAATAGTAGATGAGGTTGCAAAAATAGCAACTTCTGGAGAAGTAATGTCTCAAAAATCTGCAAATAGAATTGCAGAGCTTTCGTCTAAGTTTAGTGGTAGAACTGTTCTTGCAAACTCAGTTGCAGCAGCTTGGGAAGCTGCAAAAACAAAAACTGGAGAATTTAGAAGTAGAAAAGTTCTCAGACCGCAAAAAGCTAGAGTTGGAAGTATAAGTTCAAGCGTAGATGACATGTTTGTTAGTTTGTTTAAAGCTGGAGTTTCACTTGCAAGTAAGGGTAAAGTTAAAACAACTGGAATGCAAAAGGGTGGGTTGCTTGGTGGATTAATGCAAATTCTCACAAAAGCAGAACAAAAAGTTTTGCCAGAGGCTACAGAACTTCTACAAAAAGGATTTAACATAAATACTTGGAAGAAAAATCTTGCAGAATCTTCTGCTGGAAGAACCATGCTTGACAAGCTTGCTACTCAAACATCTCCAACAGATGAAATTGCTTTATACCTAAGTGCTTTAAGAAAGAAGCAAACTGGAACTATACACGATACGATGCTTCATAGAGGAACATCAATTGATATGAAACAGTTTGAATCATTAAAACCTGGAGATATCTTTGAAATTCCAGGAACATCTTCATTCTCTCAAAGTATGGGAACCGCACAAACCTTTGCTGGAATGCACAGAATTGGTGCTGAAAAGAGATTTACTTATGGTCAAGCATCCTTAATGGAAGAACTTGGCATGGGAAATGTAGGTGTTGCAAATTGGGGTACTAGACACCCAATAACCCCCGCCGATGAACAATTAATTATGCGAAGCAATAGAGTTATGTATGCTCGAAACTACTTAAGAAGTAGACAAACACTTAAAGAGCTTAAGGCACAAAGAAAAGCTTTAGAAGATAGCTTATATCCATCACAAGAAGGAACCTTATTCGGAAAACAAATTGAGCCAAAGCCATTTGAAGTTGCAAATAGAGATAGAGAGCTAAAAGAACTTGATAGAAAGATTAGAAATGCAGAAGGAGCAAAATTCCAAGCTATTGATTATGCTGGTAGAGAAAGAGCAAAATCAAGATTCCTTCAAAATAGAGAGCCTCTAATTATTAGTGTTAAGACTCCACAAGGAACTATGACACTACCGCTGACAGATATTGCTGGAGACCAAAGATATATCAAGGGAATGGGTGTAATGTCTGAGGCAGAACATCTATTAACAAATTCAAGAATTAAAGTTACTGGAAAGTCTAAAGATGCAAATGGATTTAATATTCTAGAAGGAGAACTTATTGGAACACAAAGATTTAATATGGGTGGTCCAGTTCTAAAATATGCAAACGGTGGAAAACTTCCAGGATTTGGTGGTGGAGACAGAGTTCCAGCTCTTCTAGAACCAGGCGAGTTTGTGATTAATAAACAAGCAACTAAAGAAAATCTTCCTTTATTAGCAAGCATTAATGGTGGTATGGGTAATACTACTGGTCAAGGAAAGTTTGCAGTTGGTGGTTTAATTGGAAATCTTCTTGCTAAAGGAAAGGGAGCCTTAACAGGTAAGCTTAATATTGGCGACATTCTTGGATTAGCCTTTGGATTACCTTCAATTGGAAACATTGCGTCTGGTGATGCAGAAATGTTCGACTATATAAATCTTTTATTTGCTGCGACTGGTATTGGAAAAGTTGGAAGAATGGGATTCAATGCAATAAGAGGCACTGGATTCTCTGGAAATGTTGCAAAAGGAATTAGTGAGGGTCAAAAACTTGGAAAAGGATTGGCTGGTAAAGGACTTGACGCAGCGAGAGTCCAGTCTGCAATTGCTGGAAAAGCATCTAAAGCTGCTGGTGGAGGTATGGCTGGCAAAGCTGCTAGCTTCTTAGCTGGTAAAGGTATGCTTGGAACTATTGCAAAACTAGGATTAAGAGCCGTTCCAGTAGCAGGAACCCTACTAACAATTGCTGAAATTGGAAACTTTATTCGTAATATGAAGGTTGAAGAATGGGTTAATCAAATTCGTGATGTGTATGGTGAAGCTACCGAAATGGCTAAAGTTTATAATATTGAACTTAAGAAAACTGGTCAAGCACTTAAAGAAAATGAAAAACAAACTCGTTCAATGGGCATGGCAGCTGCAATTACTGGTCGTGGTCAGGTAGAAAAAGATTATGCCGCAGCAGTAAAGAAAGACTATGGCGATGCCATTGAAAGAATTAAGGGTCTATCCACTGCACAGCAAAAAGCTAACACCCTTACTGAAGTCTACACATCTCTTATAACTCAAGGATTTGACCAAAATCAAGCAAAAGAAATTACTGCTGAAATTGCAAGACAAGCTATGGCTACTCAAGAATTTAATCAGGCTTGGTCATCCACTCTTATGAATATTAAAACATCTGAAGATGCAA